ATGTCCACGGAATGCTTTTAAAAGGATATGCACGTGTTGGTACCTATTCTCATGGGTCTCCGTGGAATCCCGGTGTTCCTGTTTATATATCGGACAAAACACTGACCAATGGAACTATGTCCGACACAATACCCACAGCAAGCGGTAGTGTAATAAGGGTGATGGGTTTTTGCCTTTCTGGAAATGCCACCGACCACGAAAGGGTGATATGGTTTGATCCCGATGGCTCTTATACAACAGCTTAATGCCATATGACAAAAAAAGATCCCAACTACATCCCCAAGTTAGAGAAAGCTATCGCACAGAAGTATGGCGCTGAAACCGTCGACAACCCTCGCAAGTTTTGGGACGAGGACAAAGAACAAGAATACATCCAGCAATCTAAACTTTTTGTTGAGAAACTTAGGAAGAACGAAACTCAATTAGAGAAAGTAGAACAAGATGGATTTTTGATTAATAAAAAACTACTTACTAAAGATACAAATAGGGTTTGCTCTGTTTGTGACAAGTATTCGTTTGATGTGCGCAACAACCTGTATATGAATAAATTTGAATGTTGTTGGAGATGTTACATTAAGTGGGTGGATGGAAGAGAAGAAAGATGGGCAACAGGCTGGAGACCAAATCATGAAAATAAGTAAAGCGCAACTGCGCAGGATCATTAGAGAAGAACTCGCCGAGGGAGGCCGAGAGCAAATGACTCACGAGATACCCCCCAATCTACTCCCGCTTGAAACTGTTGCAAAAATGGTGAAGAGCCTGCAACAACGCGTAGATAATATAGAAAACAAATTGATGGATCGAGGAGATCCAGGCCCCGGGGCCCCTTTCCAGGAGAGTAAAAAATAATGGCAACAGTATTAGAAATCATTCAAGGCATTAATCAGGCCGCGGCAAATGCATGGGATGGATCTCACGAAGAGTCTTTAAATGCAGACGGCCGCGCGCGCAAGGTGGGCCTGAAGCGAGAAGAGGGACACATTATTAATGATAGACGCGTATCTGACGGATTCAAAGTGCGCTTTAACGGTCCTATCTTAACTATCCTTTATCAGTCAGAGACGCGCTTGAAAGAAGTAGCTCAGAAGGGGTTTGAAAACGAAATATCTGGTATGATAGGTAAGATCGCCTCCTTCCTCAAGAAAGAGTATAAAGCAATTACCGGAAACAGTCTAGCGCTTACTAAGATAGGCGAGCCTTCAATTCTCGTACAAAAGCTTTCAAACTACAGAACAGACGTTTGCGCTACATGTGATTACAAAATTGGCGGCATTAATGAAGTCGAAGAGGTCAGAGGAACGTCCGAAGAACGACTAGATAAGGCTGTTAAAAGCTGGCTCGCATTGGGCCCTCGCAATAAGCGCCCCAAAAACGATACGCGTAAAGGTAATTAACAAAGTGTCATGGGGTATCAGCTTACAAAGCAGGAAATCTTAAAAGAAGTAGTAAAATCTGGCAAAGATCCAGTACATTTTATTACGAGCTACTGCAAAATATCCCACCCCCAGAGGGGTCTTATTCCCTTTAAGACCTATGACTTTCAGGACGCTCTTCTAAAAGATTTTAACGATTATCGCTTTAACGTCATTTTAAAAGCACGACAGCTTGGTATCTCTACCATCACGGCAGCATATATTGTGTGGCTGATGTTATTTCACCGTGACAAGAATATTTTGGTTGTAGCCACAAAGCTACAAACAGCGACCAACCTTGTTCGCAAAGTTAAAAAGATTATGAAACAGTTGCCTCCGTGGATGAGGATCTCCGAGATTCATATTGATAACAGGACTTCGTTTGAGCTCACCAATGGTTCACAGATTAAGGCTTCTTCAACCTCTGCTGACGCTGGTCGTTCCGAGGCATTATCTTTATTGGTTGTTGATGAGGCTGCACACGTTGAGGCCTTAGAAGAACTTTGGACCGCACTCTATCCTACCCTGTCAACCGGCGGTCGATGCATTGCTCTTTCTACTCCCAACGGCGTTGGCAATTGGTTTCACAAGGCCTGTGTTGAGGCGGAAGCCGGCACAAACGCTTTTCATATGACCACACTAAAGTGGGATGTTCACCCCGATCGGGATCAACTATGGTATGAAAAAGAGACAAAAAACATGTCCAGTCGCCAGATCGCGCAAGAGCTTGAATGCAATTTTAATGTTTCAGGAGAGACTGTGATACATCCAGACGACATTATTCACTATCTCGAGAATACTAAAGAGCCCAAATATCGTACCGGCTTTGATCGCAATTACTGGATATGGGAAGAATATCAGCCAGACAGCACATATCTTCTCTCGGCAGACATAGCCAGGGGCGACGGCCAGGATAACTCGGCATTTCATGTTTTTAAGCTAGAGACCATGGAGATAGTTGCGGAATATATTGGAAAGCCTAATCCGGATGATTATGCTGATATGTTATTTGATGCCGGTACGGAATATGGCACGTGCATGATGGTGGCTGAAAATAACAACATTGGCTTTGCTGTCCTTAATAAACTTAAGGATAAGGGCTATAATAATGTTTATCATTCTACGAAGTCTTCCCATGATTATGTTGATCCTATTCAAGCTCAGTGGATGTCTAACGTTGTTCCCGGGTTTACAACCTCGTCAAAAACAAGACCCTTGGTGATAGCAAAGATGGAAGAGTTTATGAGAAATAAACTAATTAAGATTAACTCAAATCGTTTGCTTTCAGAGATGAAAACATTCATTTGGCACAACGGAAGGCCTCAAGCGATGAGAAGTTATAATGACGATTTGATTATGTCATTTGCTATTGGATGTTGGGTAAGAGATACGGTTTTGGTTGAGAATCAGAGATTAACAGAATATAATAAGAACGCTCTTTCGTCGATATCGGTTTCTTCGCGAAAAATGTCCACAACTATTCCAGGAATGCTGGGACACCGGCGCCACACCGAAGAGGAACGAACAAAACAAGCTGAGGGCTTCAACGAACAATATTTAGGAATTATTAAAGGATAAGCAAAATGGCAAATAAGGACAATAATCCACGCAACCCAGCGTCCCCACTTTTTAAGAGGTTAACCAGGCTTCTTTCGGGCCCTTTGATTAATTATCGGGCACAATTTACACGCGAAGAGCGACGCTCTGGTCTAGACAAGTTTCAATATCGATTTAATAGTTTGAGCGGCAAGCAGTTCAAGCGTTCGGCCGACAATCTTTCTCGCAATTATAATATGATGACGTCCGCAGCAATGCGGAATCAGAATCGCAATGAGCGCTACATCGATTTTGATCAAATGGAATATATGCCAGAGATCGCATCTGCTTTGGATATATATGCTGATGAAATGACCACTTCAAATGAATTTAATAAGCTTGTTAAGATAGAGTGTCGCAACGATGAAATCAAAACAATCATAGAATCGCTTTTTTATGATGCACTCAACATTGAGTTTAATGCATTTGGCTGGGCACGAACAATGTGTAAGTATGGAGACTTCTTTTTATATTTGGACATCGATGAGGTTCTTGGAGTTAAAAGCGTAGTTGGGCTTCCGTCGGGAGAGGTAGAAAGGCTCGAAGGCCAAGATCCCACCAATCCTAACTATGTTCAATTTCAGTGGAACTCGGCCAATATGACATTTGAAAATTGGCAGTGTGCACACTTTAGAATTCTAGGCAACGATAAACACGCCCCCTATGGCACTTCGGTTCTAGATCCTTCGCGTCGTATTTGGCGACAGCTTGTCTTGATTGAAGACGCAATGCTAGCATATCGTGTTGTCCGCGCCCCTGAGCGGCGCATGTTTAAGATTGACGTAGGCAATATTCCTCCACAGGAAGTGGAACAATATATGGAAAAGGTTAAAACATCCTTAAAAAGAAACTCTTTAATAAATGCCGACACGGGCCGAGTTGATTTGCGCTATAATCCTCTTTCTGTTGAAGAAGATTATTTTATTCCCATTCGAGGCGGCGTAGGATCTGATATCTCAACACTTGCCGGCGCCTCGCAACTTAATGATATTGACGATGTAAAGTATATTCGCGATAAATTATTTTCTGCTATTAAGATTCCTCAAGCTTATTTGACTATGAGCGAAGGTGGCGGCGAAGGTGATACCACCCTGGCTCAAAAGGATATTCGATTTGCACGAACTATCCAAAGATTACAGCGCGCTCTCCTATCGGAACTTGAAAAGATAGCCGTTGTTCACTTATATACTTTAGGATACAGAGGGCCAGACTTGATTTCGTTTAAACTTGCCTTAAATAATCCTTCCAAACTCGCTGAGCTACAAGAGATTGAACATCTGCGAACCAAGTTCGATCTTGCAAACAACGTAGTAGAGGGGATGTTTAGCAAGCACTGGATTGCCAAGAATATTCTTAACTTAACGGACGAAGAGTTCTTGCGCAACCAGCGCGAGGCCTTCTATGATCGCAAATATCAGGCTGCTTTGGATGCTGTTACAGAAGAAGCGGCCGCCGAGGCTGCGGGCGGAGGCTTAGGCGGTGATCTAGGTGGTGAACTAGGTGGCGAACTAGGCGGTGAAGAACTAGGTGGCGAACTAGGCGGTGAAGAACTAGGTGGNGAACTAGGCGGTGAAGAACTAGGTGGTGAAGAGAGCACCCTATTGGCAGCACCGGCTCGTAGAGAAGATAATCCAACCGACGCAAGTTTGGCTGCCAGATCTCACGGGAAGCCATATTTTCCAGTAAAATCAAAGCGAAGTCGCACTAACAAATCGGGCCCCACCACTCGTAAACTACGCAGCGCCACGAAGAGCGGGGGGAAAACTGCACATCGAGATGTATTTCCCGGACATCAGCTTTTAAATATCAACGCACTTTATGAACAACACGAACCTATTTATAATGATGAAGACGAGATAAGTCTGCTAGAGAACACAAAAGATATTCGAAAACTAATTACCGAATTAGAAACAAAAGAGTCGGAGGCTGAAACAAGTGAAAGTAAAGCACAATAAAAAAAGAAACACAGCGTTTTTATATGAAGTCCTTGTTAAAGAGTTAACTAAGTCGATTGTTAATAAGGATGGACACCGAAAAAGATTTGTTTCTAGCCTTATAAAAGAAAACTTTGGAGCGCGCTCTATTTTAGGAAAAGAATTAGAGCACTACACTACGCTTTTGGAAACAACCAATCTAGAACTACATGTTGCCGAGAAGCTTTTGCAGGAAACTAAGGGCGCCCAATCGCGCCTCGATAGTAAAAACATCTTTGATTCCCAGACTCGGGTTATTAACAAAATTAATAAGACTTTATCTCAGGATGCCTGGAATACTTTTGTGCCCAATTTTAAATCTCTTGCAACCATTGCGGCCATATTCAATTCCACGACTCCAGTAAAGCAGAGAGTTTTACATGAAGATACAGTGATCAAACTAATGCATTCTTCTGTAAGTGTTGAAGAGAACAACCTACAACCAATTGACAATATTGTTTATCATTCTTTTGTAAAGAAATTTAATGAGCAATATACGGAACTTTTAAAAGAACAGAAAGAGTTGCTCGGCAAATATATTGCTTCTTTTGCAAATAACGGTCTAGAGCTCAAGCTATATTTAAATGAAGAGATAGGCCGCCTCAAGAAAATAGTTAACGATTCGCTAAAAATGGAAGAAATTTATACCGACGAGAAGATGGCTGAGAATACCAAAAAAGTATTAAATATCCTAGAAGGTTTTAAAAACGCAGTACCCACACAAGAAATTATTTCAAAGGTTCTAAATATTCAAGAACTCGTCAAGGAAATAAATTCATAATGATTAAGATACATGTTGGAGGTCCGCAGGCCACTGTAGAATTACAGGCCCGCAAAACATTAGATGGAAATCTTTTGATAATGGATCACGACATTATTGATATCGTTTTATTGCCGGAGGGCAGTAAGGTTTTAGCTTTCCCAAAAAGTGAATCTGTTAAAGACGCATACGGAACGCAATCTCGGTTTTTTCATTTTTTAGCAGATAAGGGAATTATTGATCGAAGCAGTATCCAGGGCGGCAATATTTTTAGTTCTCTAGAGGCGGTCATTCCGGAGAGCAAATACGCTAATGGGCTGCAAGCAGCAGTGTATGTTATATCAGAGTTTATTTCCAACGAGGCAGACTCCTTGAAGAGGGCCGAGGAATATGAGAAGAATCTTGAGAATTATTTCACCGATCCCACCGACCAAGATTCAACAGAACTTGGAGAGGTACCGCAGCAGGCTCAGAAGGGTGCGATGGTGCCTGGGTATTATTATATCCCACTTCGCTACAAGATGTAATGCAAGTCATAATGTGGCCTGTTCTGGAGAGCCTTCTAATATTTATTTTGTGTGCCTATGGCCTCACACAGCTTCTTTGCTTTTCTAAGATTTTAGATCGTATCAGGCCCAAGCATTATTTTTTTTCTTGTCCTATGTGCATAGGATTTTGGGTTGGCGTATTTCTATGGGTCGTTAATGGTCATACCGAACTATTTATATTCGACGGCGCTAATCCCGTAACTGGATTTTTGCTAGGATGCTTGAGTTCGGGTACATCATACGCCTTAAGTGTGATTATCTGTGATGATGGAATACAAATAGGAGGAGGAGTAAAAAATGACTAAATGGATGTTACAACCAGTACGACGATGTTGCAAAGGCAGTTGACTACTTTAAAGGAATAAGATTATGGCACGCAGAAAAAATGTAAAACGAATAGACCCAAGATACTTCTTGGACGAGACAGCGAATCGTGGAGAGGAAGAGATTGAAGAAGAACTCGAAGAGGGGCTTTTCCCGAAGGGCTCCGTCGCCTCTTGGGGCGAAAAATGGGTCACAGACAAGGCTAAGTCCGCCGGTTCGGCTATTGCTGGCGCATTTAAGGGTAAAAAAGAAGAGCCCGCCCCGGATCCCCAGAGCGACGAAGGGCGCTTCCTAGCGGGCTGGAGGTGGCTCGTTAAAGGAGGTCCAACCGGATTTGATCCCCGTTTTACTTTATATTATATGACGAGAGAGGACGTTAAGGATGTCAACCAAGGCAGGGCCCAAAGAATATATATGAACAATCTGGAGAAACTTCGCCAAGATGTCGCCGCCCGCCGCGCGAAAGGAGAGACTCATCAGATTCCAGACGAAGAGAAAATCCACAAAATTGCCCTGGATCGACTGAGCGACTGGGCCGACCGCGAGGAAAAACAAGCCAGACAAAGAAGTCCTGAACGCAAAGCGCAAATAGCTGCCAAATACGAAAAAGAAGACGCAGAGCGCGCTGAAGAGAAGAGACGTAGGGATGGCGGCCGTGCGAAGAAACATCGCCCCCGCAACCCATCTGCTTCCCAAATTGCCGGCGCCGCAATGCGCGGGGAATTCGAAGAATAAACAATGGCACAGCAACTTCTCCGAGAATATTATGAGCTTTGTGACGGCGGTGCTTGTCAGGATCTCCTCACGGAAGTTGAAAAGAAGTTTGTTGCTGCCGGCGGCATGATGCTATCTGGTATGATGCAGATGGCCGAGATACAAAACGGCAATGGCCGTGTTTATCCTCAGCAGATTTTGGAACGAGAAGTAAAGAATTACAAGAAGCTTGTCGACGATAATCGCGCTCTCGGAGAATTAGATCATCCTGAAGAATCAGTCATTAATCTTCGAAATGTTTCCCATCAGATAACTGATATTTGGATGGACGGCAATAAAGTGATGGGTAAGATGAAAGTACTTGACACTCCATCTGGTGGAATCCTACGATCTCTGGTGGACTCTGGGGTGTCTATAGGTATTTCCTCTAGAGGTTTAGGATCGGTCTCAGAGAATGCCGGACAAACCATAGTTGAAGACGACTTCCAACTCATTTGTTTTGATATGGTATCGGAACCTTCTACNCCCGGAGCGTTTATGATGCGCGAGAGCAAGAATAAAATTAATGAAGTATTTACAAAAGCCGATCGCATTAACCGCGCTCTTAATAATGTCTTGAGAGACTAATGAACAANTCAGAACTTAAAAAACTACTCAAACCTTTAATCAAAGAATGCATCAAGGAGGTGATTTTTGAAGATGGNGTTCTCTCTGGAATAGTTTCAGAGGTAAATCGAGGATTAAAGGCGCCCCAACTCGTAGAATCTCAAAAATCTCAGCCAAACGTAGAAGAAGAAAACTTCGCCAAGATGCGACAGAAATCATTGAACGAGCAGAAACAGAAGATTAATGCATCACGCCAGAAGCTTCTAAGTGCTATAGGCAATGACGCATATAACGGCGTTAATTTGTTTGAGGATACAACTCCAATAGCCTCTGCCGGCCCTGCTCCCGGCGCTCCCCCCAATGTTCAGGGGCCCCTTGCTGGCGTCGCGGCGCACGATCCTGGAGTAGATATATCAGGATTGCTTGGAAGCGTTGGGAGAAATTGGAAAGCTCACGTAGATGCAGAAAAGTAAGAGGTATTAAGTGGCTGTTAATGTTGAAGTGATAGGTCGCCCTAATGAACATTCCGAAAGACTAATAAGGCGATTTATAAAAAGAGTTAAAAGAGAAGAAGTGTTGGAAAGATATCGATATCGATGTTCATATCACATAAAACCTTCCGTTAAAAAGAAGATAAAACAAAAAAAGGCGCGCCAAGAAAAGCAACGTTTAGAAAGAAAACGCAATAAAGGGAAATAGTTATAAGTCAATACTATTTATAGTAGTCTGGAGAAGAAAATAAGATGTCGAGCACAAATAATCAATTTAATTATAAAGTAGGGTTAAACAATGTAGGCTCCTATCAGGTATCTGGCAAGCCCTTTGCTTCCGGAAGTATAGATTGTCGTACTGGTGTTACGGGAGTTGCACAGATAGATTTCCCACAGGTAACGAACTGGGTAATAGTCTCAAATAATGATAGTGCCAACAATAATTGCCGCATAGGGTTTTCTAACAGGGGGATTCTCGGCGTTGGTGTACCGGGAAATCGCTTTGTAGAAGTTAGCACGACAGGATCTGTGCGCATGGATTTAAAATTATCACAACTTTTTCTCAGCGGTTCCGATAATGTTTCTGTTGTGGCAGGATTGACATTTATACCCACGGGCACCATTAATAATGATGCTGTTTCACCATCTGGCCTCCCCGGCGGCGGCCGCAACTGGTCTGGATCCTTCGGAGTTTAGCCTACCATGGGGAACGGTTGGGCATATATTGACTGCTCTGAATTTGCTACGGGCAGTGGCCCAACCGGTTCCGTGCAGTTCCACGTCGAAGGAACGGCTATTAGCGGTAGTAAACATTTTATGTTTCATACGGCGGCTTATGGCGCCCATCCACCGAATTCTTTAATTTTATCGGGCAACATGTCCATCACTGGTACGCTTAGCGCCAGTGTAATCAACTATGAAAATATTACAGTTATTGACGCTACGGGATCAACGTATTTCGGCAATACCAATGATGATATACATGCGAGAACCGGTTCCCTTCGAGCCAGCACGCTTTCGACACCAGTTTTGTGGACAACAGCTAGTGCCAACGGCGCGACCCCATATGTTGGTATCGGCACGGCCGCGCCCTCCCATACATTAACTGTAGCCGGCACTCTTTCCGGTTCAAGCACCCTGCAAATAGTTGGTGCCGGCTCCTTCGGTTCAAGCGTATCTGCTACAGGATCAATTTCTGGCTCAAGCACTTTGCAAATAGTTGGTGGCGGCTCCTTCGGTTCAAGCGTATCTGCTA